GCCACATTTTCTTGTTCAGCTTTCATATTACCAAGCTTATTTTTCAAACCATCAAGTGACCCTTGTGTAAATTCAATTTCACGTCTAAACGCACGATATTGTTCTTCCGATATCTTTCCGTTTTGGAATTGCGCTTGAACCTGCTGCTCCGCTTCTTTTAATTTATCGAGCTTTTGTGTAGTGTTTTCAATTTGTTGTGTAAGCAACTGTTGTTTTTGGGCTAATGCTTCCACATTACCAGGATTAAATTTTAAAAGACGCTCTACCTCTTTCAGTTCGGTCGCTAAGCTATCACTCTGTTTATTTACATCTTTTAAAGCGTTTTGTAACGGCTGCGTATTCCCACCAATTTCAATCGTAATCCCTTTGATTTTTCCTCCAGCCATTCTTTCACCCCTTTCTTAGAATGAATCAAAGTCTTTTTGGTTTGCTTTTCTGACTTTTTCTTTGTCTGGATTCTCCATTTCAGCGAATTCTGCAATATAATCAAAACAATCTCCAATTGTCATGACTTCCAAATCCCAATGCGTTAATTTCGCTTTATAACAAAGAGCAAGGAACGTATCAGTGGTTAATTCTTCATCACTGAACGTCCCTTGCTCTCCATTACTTTTCTTTATTTTTTTTTTGCACCCATCGTACTTTGAATCATATCCATAATTTCTGGAATAATCTCTGAGATAGGGAATTCATCAAAACCGTCTAACCATGTAATTGGATCATCAATTTCTGGATTTGCTGTTTTCGCATATAACCAAACTAAATCATATACAACTTCAAAATCTAGCTTACTTAAATCTGCATTTGCTAAATCAATAGTGGCTAGTGAACCCTCTTGAGGATTTGAAGGAGACAAAATCCCTAACTTAAACATATCAGCAAATAAATCACGTCTGAATTGCGCTTTATATCGTTTAACAGTAGCTGCTGTACTTTTTAATCGGACTTGTTTTCCATCTATTGTAATTGTCTTTTCCATTTACTATTACGCTCCTTTTGGTGCTGCTGGTGTTTTTACATATACTTTTTTGTACCAGTCGTTATAAATTTCTTGTGTTGTTTTAGCAGTCGTTTTCGTTTTAACCATTGGTCTTCCACCAGGTACTAAAACAATTGGGCTAGAAACAAACTTCAGTTCATTTGTATTTGGTTCAGCCGAACTTGTTTTTGTTTTAGATGCAAGTGTTGGACGACTTGCTGAACAGTTATACATAACATGTCGAGTTGCATTCACGTCACCATCAAACTCAAATAATAAAGCGAATGGTTTTCCTTTTGCATCAGCCAATTCATTTAATACACCATCCGTTTCGTCTAATTCTTCACCGAGTGCATCAATAGCAAATTTTTCTGGGATAGTAGCAATACTTAATGTTCCATCGTAACCCTGATTATTACTTGCCGCGTAATAAAGCATGTCATCTGCATAGAATTCAATTAAATCACCGCGTGGCTCAAATGTTAGTTCAACTCCACCAGGTAATGGAATTGGTGTCCCAAATGTAACTAAGAAATCTTTAATATCAAATGGCACGTAATGTACATTTTTCAAACCGAATGTTACCTTGTTTTCATTCATTTACAACAACCTCGTTTCATATGTTTTTTGAAATAATTTCTCAGATTCAATAAAAATCCCATACGAGTCATAAGGTATTTCATGATCGTCTAGGACCTTTTCCAGCTTGGCTTCTGCAACCAAGTCCTTTTTTGTGGTATAAAGTTCGATATTTACATCATTTATCTTGTGATAGACCTTGTTATCAGCCATTAAATTTGCTGAACCATCCACAAGAAAACAGATATAAGGCGGCTCCGGAACTGGATTACCAGGTGTTGCTGTGAAATGCGAATAAGCCACAGGATAACCTGTAGCTTCAAGAATTTTTATAAATTCTCCTAATGTTACTGTCATGATTCAATTGCTCTTTCAATACGTTTTGGCAATTCATCAATTACATACTCTTCAACTGGACGAATATGTACTTTCTCTGGTACTCGTCCACCAGCAACTTTCGCATGACCATTTTCTAAAAGATGCGTCAATTGCCCTTTTGTATTATGGATAACAACAGCTTTATCAACTTTTTTCTTGCGCCAGCCTTTTCGATAACCACCTGTTTTTTTAGGACTATTTTGTCTTAACTTATCTACAGCGATATCAGCTACATCTTCTTGTGCATTTGTTAATTCTTCTTCCACAACATTTGCATATCTTTGTAATTCTCTAGCAAGCTCTCCCGCAAAATCGTTCATATTAAACATACTCCTTTGCGATAATAGTCAATGTTTGATACATTTCATCATCATTCATTGGCGGTTCGATAATATCAAAGATACGACCTTTCATATTAATTCGCATTTCTTCCGTAATACCAGAAGTGTATGGAATTACGAATCGATAAACTCGTGTAGCTTGTGAAGCGGAAGCTTCAATGTACTCAGATCCTTTCACTGTTTTTATCATCGCCCAGGCTTTTTTAAATTCTGGCCAAGATGTTTCGATTACTTGGTTTAATTCATCTTTTATTACTACAGGTTGTTCGATACGAATTCGATTGCGAAAATCTCCTGTATTTAATGGTTTCTTATACAGAAAAGGACGCATATTAATCACCGTCCAATTTAATTTCTTCTAACGCTTTATCAACACCTAAACTATTAATCTGACTTAAAAAATTCTTGTCAAAATACTCTAAGGCATCGTTATAGGCATAACGAGAGCGTTCAAAGACTAATTCCTTGAACTCCTCGTTATTATTTAAATCATAATCGCCACAAACTCTTAATAAAGCCTTATTGGACGTAGAAAGGATACGCTTTAGGTTATCATCTTCCTCATCTCCTAAGTGCATCCTTTCTTTGAACTCTTGCAATATTTCATCTGAAATTGTTGCGTTTCTCATTCACTTCACCCTTTATTTAGATTTTGTTTCTGCAGGTGGTGTAAATGAAATTTCTAAATCGTAAACAAGAGCCGCTTTATTATCTTTTGGTTTCCCATTAGCAAATTGTTTAATTGTATAAAGAGTAGCATCTTCAAAAGCTAATGTTTGATCAAATTCTTTTAGCTTGTATCCACCTGCAATTGCTGCAATATATTGTCCTTTTACAAAGAATAATGCTTTACCAACAGGAACTTCCTCACACTCGACAGGTTTAATGTTATAAGGCAATGCCATTACCCATTGACCTGTTGCAGTCTGGATTGTATTACGTGCTTGTACGCCAATCGCATCAATTGGGTTTACTACCATTACAATTTTATTTAATACTTTTCTGGATTTCCCTTTTGCATCAACAGATAAAGCCTTTACTACTTCATAAAGCTCACCTGCTACAATCTCTCCTTTATCAGACGGAGCAAATGTTAATTTGCCAGAAGATTTTTTATCAGTAACAGCGCCTGTTTCTGTATTTACATCTTTCATTAAACCAACTGGTTGATGTGCTACAGACCCGCCACCATTAATAAAGCCAAATTCTAGACCGACAGAATATGTTTCTACTAAAACAGTTCGAACATAACGTTCAATCCATTCCGGTCCCAGTTCCTTCATATCGTTCGGAATTGCTGCAAATGCAGTTAATTTAAGTTGACCAATTTTTTCTTGTTTGAAGATGGCATCAATTTGCCCACGGATTTCACCGAATAATTCGCCCCATACATACGCCTTCGTTGCATCAGAGTAAATAAACTTCGTAACCGCTCCTAAGTCTTGCAAACCAATTTCAGCTAATAAGGGATGTTCTGTAACTAAATCTTCAAATACACGCTCTTGCGTCGTTACAGGAAGGATTGAGCCATCTGTAAATCCACCTTCTTTAACAACTGCATTAAAGAATTTTGTTTCTGATGAAGTTAAAACATTTTGACCACGTTGCTGTAAAATGGAACGATCAAGCATATCATTATTTACTTGTTCACGAACTGTATTTGCTACATCTGTTTGTAGTGCATCAAAGAAACCTTCAAACGCTGACGTTTGTTCTTGTTCTGTACTTTCCGCGTTAGTTAAAGTATCCGTCAATTTTGCTTTTGCCTTATTAAATGCTTCAGATTTATTAAATTTAATAACCATTATGTGTTTCCCCCGTTTTTTATAATTTTAAAAGGAGCCCTTTAATCCCACTGTTTTTTACAGGTTTAGGATTCGGCTCCTTTGGTTGTTCTTCTATATTGTTTTGTAAATCATTCAGGATTTCATTTTTTAATCCTGATAATGCTGCATTTAAATCTTCCTTTGTAATTCCTTGGCCTTTGTTCATGGTTCCATTTCTAAAGCCATCGATTACTTTCTGCGGAAGCATGGCAGCAGTACCCGTTGAAGCTGTCATTTTAACTGGATTCTCCATAAACATGATTTCATCCGCGAAATTATTTTCTAATGCTTGTTGCGGACCCATCCAAGTTTCTTCAGCCATCATGTTAAGTAGTTCTTCTTCTGATTTACCACTTTTAATGACATAGGCATTTACAATGGCTCGATCTGTTATTTTTAACATCTCAGCAGCCTTTTCCATGTCACGATGATCTCCACCATGCCACTTAGCGGCGTTGTGAATCATGATTTTTGCTGTTGGAGAAATTCGAACTTTATCACCTGCCATAGCAATTACAGAAGCTGCACTTGCTGCTAAACCAACAATTTGAACTTCCACATGACCAGGATAATTTTTTAATGCTGTGTAAATTTCCGAACCCTCATCTACATAACCACCAGGACTATTGATTGATACAATTAAATCCTCACTATTTGCGTTATCCAGTTGTTTTGTAATCTTACCTGGGCTTGTCGCATCCATTTCAAACCAATCATAAATCCAAGCTTCATCATTCGAAATAATTGGCCCTTTAACGTCAATTTTCACCGTCATTTGTATTCTCACCTCCTTCAGATTCAGTTAGTTTCGTATAGTTTTTTGTAATATGATGTGTATTTAAGTTAGGATCATCAGAAACTTCATATCCTACTTCTAATCGAATCTCATTCCCTGTAAATGCACTTGAAGAAATGAGTTTATCGATGCTTGTCGCAAGATCAAATATACTTTGATAAGAAACAGCTTTAACTTCAATTTTGTGACCTGAAAGATACTCTTCTTCTTCAAAAAATTTAACGTTTGCTTCATCAGAAAGCTTTTTTAATAAAGGTTTCACTGTGAAAAGCATATAATTTTTCGTTTGCTTCTCAACATCAGCCATTTCGCCATATATCAAAGCAGTTGGAATACCAAAAGCCATTGCTACTTGATTTAAGAAACCATTCGTTACTTTATTGATTTCCTCCACACTCTGACCAGAATTCCCTCCGCCTGATGTTTCAGCATACTTAAAACCTGGTTGTTGCGGAATAATAGCAACATCTTTTTCACCAATAGCTTTATACATGTTATCAATGAATTCTTGAAGCTTCGCTTGATGTTCTTTACTCTTTGCCGCAAGCATGTCCATGTCAACTGTTCCGCGAATTTGATTCTTACGTTTTTGAGAACTTAATATCCTACCGAATAAATCACCATAATCAGTAAACAAACCATCGATAAGAGGTGATAACTTATCATTCCTGTATCTTAAATGAATGACTTCACTTTGTTTAAAACTTCTCTTAAACTGATAATCTTTTACAGTGACATTTGTAAAAGTATCTTCAAACACAGCATATTCGTTATGTTCAAAGTCATCAGCAATAAGTAGATCACCATCATCCGCTTGGATAATCAAAGCTTCATTATCATAAATAAGTTTGTAAATGAAACTCTCCCAAAAAGTACTGGCTGTCATATTCTTATTTGGTCTAATATTTAATCGGTAATAAAGCTCATCCTTTTCAAATTCTTCACCATTTTTCACTCTGAATTCCGACTGACTTATTGTTCTTCCTAAAAAAGAAATACATGTATCAATCGCTAGTCGCTTCATATGGACTCTATTTGCCTTTTCGATAAACATTTCCACATCAAACATAAATCCTACTTCACTATTTCTTTTAAATACTGCGTCCAACCATCCAATGATTATCACCACCTTTATTAGAATTTAATACCGTCTAACATAAAGTTGAATTCATCCACAAGGATTTTATCCGCTTGCCATAATGCATGGATAAAGGCTTGGAATCCATCTGTTTTCCTTTTGAATTCGTCTTTTTTCAGATACTCTTTGTTTCCATCTTTTTTGATATGAACGTAAACGTTATTCGTGTACCAACGCATTAAAGGGTTATCTCCAAAGATAATATGGTTATTAGCAAATAGCGTTTCAACTCTTGGAGCTAAAAGTGAATGAATCGCTTTTGGATTACGGATATATAATAATATGAAACCTTCCGCTTCCAGTGCTGTTTTAACCAAATCAAGACGGAATGTATCGGCTACTATTGTATTAACCCCATACAACTCACGCATTTTTACAAACCAGTCTACAATGTGAGAGATATTAATAACCGGCTCATCTAAAATAGTAAGCAATCCTTTTTCTTCCCATTCCTTAATAGGTACTTTTAATTTCACTTTATCCAAAAAGCCTTTCCTTACAAAGGAATGGGATTTCCAAATATAATCTTCACCATGTTTAAATAGCAAGCCGACTGCTGCGAAGTCTTTGATGCTGGCGAAGTCGAGACCGCCTACAGCTACTTTGTGCTTTAAATCTGGAACTTCTCTCAGTGTTACTCCATCTTCTTCAAAACCAGTACGCATGATTTCTTCCCATGGGGCTACAGACTTTGTTAAATCTACTTCTGGTAAGTTCATTCTTTTCGTCATAAAGTTTTCTCTATTAGATGGATCATTTTCAAGGTTTTTATACTGGCGCATAACTTTTTTAAACAAACCTCTAGCATATTGACTCATAGGCTTACTAAACATCGGATTTGCTTTTTCCCACATATCGGGATTGTCTACTTCTTCAGGATTATCCAACTTACAAATAAAAGGAAATAATCTATCCTCTTTTTCTTTCCCTTTCAGGATATTCATAGCTCGCTCTTTCATTTTGTCAAGATAACCTTCACGAACAAATCCTTCTGTGGTAATAAAAAATTCCCTAGAGTTAGGAACTTTACCTAAACCACTAGAGAATACCTCTACAACATCGCTATTTTCATACCTATGTATCTCATCATAAATAACACATCCATCTCTTAATGAGTCCTTACTTCCTGCATTCGATGTATGAAATTCAAAAGTCGAACGAGTCGCTTTATTCGTAATTAATTGTTTTGTTGATACAAACAGCTCGTCTAATATCTCATGCTTTTTATTCTTTTCATAAACATCTATAAAAGAAGTCTTAGCTTGCCTTTCTGTATTAGCAACTACCGATACGTTGTAATGCTCAATACCATGTAATTCACTAATAAAGAAGTGTGTCAAAGCACTAATCAATCCGTTTTTACCAGCCCCCCTTGCCATCATCCAGAAGTGCTGATCAAAATAAACATCCTCATATTCATCAAACAAAAACACAAATGCTATTAAAAATTTCTGAAAGGAATTTAATTTGAAATGCCACTTTTCTATGAAAGTTACACATTTATGAATTAAATCCATATCGAAATGTAAGTCATTACGGGTTAATATATCTTGCTTTAAATAGTTTATAAGCATGATACGTTCTTTATTTAATAATACTGTTCCCGTTTCAAATAGTTCTATATATTCACTTACATACTTATGAACAATCATATTAAATCACTTGCCGAATATTTCTTAATTTCTTTTTTATTATTTCCTTCTGGCAACAAATCCGTTAGTTGTTTAATGACCCTTTGATATGATTGATCACGGGTATTATATAATCGGGCAACAGGTCGTTCTCTTTCATACGGCTCTGTTTTATCAGATTGTGAGAACATTTCATAGTCACCATTCTCAGATATATCCATCCACATCTCATTTAATAAAACTCGTAATCTTGCTGCCTGAATAATTAATCCTTCAACCACTTTTAACTTACTGGGTGGGATGTCTTTAAATAATCTTTTTAAACGATTTTTTTCTTTGTTAACTAGTACCTCACGTTCATCAATGTCCGCCATAATATCACCTCGATTCAATCATATTTTCATACTGGGTAGGGGTCCTATACGAAACAGCATAAAAATCTGGAAAAACGACCCCCTCCTCCGGTGCCCCTTAGACGAAATATTGATGAAATATTTTAAGGGGGGTGTTATTACCGAATCATTTTTACCACTTTTCATCGTTTTCCCATTTGTTGATTTTCTTTTTGAATGTTCTACCGTGCTCTTTATTGTGGCAATCCACACAGATTGTTTCTAAATTATCTATTTCTAATGCAAGTGCTGGATGATGTTCGAGTTCTTTTATATGATGGACAACAAGTTGAATCTTCTTACGCTTTGCGCTCTCACTGTACTCATTGGTATCTGTTTGCACTCGACCATTACGTTTACATTCCTGGCACTCATAGTTGTCACGCTTCTTTACTTGCTCACGTATACTCTTCCACTCACCACTGTCATAGAACTTACGCTTCTGCTGTTTGGTTTTGTATTCCTTCATTACACATTACACCACCATCTTCACACCACTTACAGCCTAATCCATCCTTCGATTTCGCTATTCGTTCATTATACTGTTCCGTATATCCACATACTTTACATCTAAACTGTACAATCTTTTGTACCCTTTTACTTCTTAATAGGTCGTCAATTAGTTTGTTCATTAAACTTATATCGGCTTCTTTCTTTGCTGCTGGTGTTAGATTATTATGAAATCCCTCTATCACTTCAATTAAGATTGGCAACTTCTCTACATCTACATACTCTTCAATATCATCTACCCCAACCGAATGTATAAGCGTACTAATTGCAATTGCTTTCTCAAGCTTAGTTAATTGCATCTATCCTCACCCCTTACGCTTAAATCTTTTCTCCATCTGTCTCTTTCTAGTAATTCTTTTATTGATGTTTGTTTCAGGTATTCCACGGAATAAAACATAGGTTTCCCGTCATACAGCTTGTAATACTTAACATCTATTCCAGCTTTCTTATGCGCTTTTTCAAGAGGTTTAAGGTATTTGATATATGCTTTCTTATCAATGAACATAAGACCAAGCACAGCTATCTTACCCTTTAAAACATTGTCCAATTGTCCTCATTCCTTTCTTAATTTTCTTCAAAACAAAAAGCACCCAATTATGGATGCTTGATATGTTCATATTTATTTATAAAAATGTACAAAAAAACTACAGTAATTGCTAACTCTCTATTTACACGTGTCGCTATACGTGTTATAATTAATTATAGATAAGGAGGTGATAATTTGAAAAGCGAAAGTTCAAAAGCGATAATCAAACGCCTAATGAAATCTGGATATGAATTACATAGTGTTCGTGGTAGCCACCACTACTACAAACATCCAGTTACAGGGATTAAGATTCCCGTCCCACATCCCCGTAAAGATTTAGGCGTTGGATTAACGCAAGCTATCTTGAAACAAGCAGGGCTGAAATAGCCCTCTCGTTTCAAATTTGAACTTAAACATATTATACACCAAACCAATTAAAAGAAAACTTATAAAGGAGAATAACTATGGCTAAAGACTATTATGCATTTCCCGCTAGATTTCACTTTAATATTGATGATAGTGTACTTGTAACTTTTCCTGATTTACCTGGTTGCATGACAAGCGGTAAGAATCAAGAAGAAGCTTTAATAATGGCTAGAGATGTATTAGGTGGTTTCTTATCAATAATGGAGGAAGATAACGATCCAATCCCTTCACCTTCTCGGATAACAGATATAATAAATGAAAATAGTAATGAGCATATTTTATTAATAGATGTTAGAATGCCACCATATAGAAACAAAGATAATGTAAAACTAAAAAAGAAAACATTAACTATTCCACAATGGCTTGATGAAGAAGCTGTAAAAAAGAATATAAATCAATCTAAATTATTAACAGAAGCCTTAAAAGAACATCTTGGATATAATGATAAAACTAATACACCATAAAGGACGCCATATGAGCGTCCTCTTTTTTATATAAAACAAAAGCACTCCATAAGGAATGCTTTTGTTTTATTCAAAGTCTCTTGTTGCAATAAAGCGACGAATTTCTTCGCGTCTATTGTATACTTCGTTTGAAATAGTTTGAATTGCAGTAATAATTAATGTATGAATATTAATTCCTGCTATACTAAACCTTCTGAAATCATTACGAGATAATGATTCTGAAACACCATCGTCATCCCAGTAATTGATTTCCATTACATCTTTTCTTACTAAATTTATCAAACTTTTAGCTAGAGGAGATTCTCTTAAATCTCCTTCTCCCCCTCGTCCAGGCGCCTTAAGAATGACTTCATGCATACTACTACCATCTTCTGCCCATCCACGCTTCCAACGTTCATTTGTAATTTCGTCTTCAAATACTTGTGCTTCTTCCGAGATATATCTTCCTGTTTCATGTAATCTAACTCTTAGCATCGTAATTCGATAATGCCTAAAAATATGTGCAAAATCTTCATCATCTGCTTCTCTTGTCGTATCCAAGTAGTTAAAAATAGCATTACAAACAGCTTCAAAAGCTTGATTTAACATTAAAGATAATCTTGTCATATTAGTATCCTTTGACAAATTGTCAGGTGGATAATCCCTATGTTGAACTAAAAGGCGTTTTTCTTGCAAATCTAACGCTACACATGTACTCAAATATGGTGATACCTCTGGCACATATGCATTTTTATTGTCATCTACAGAACTGATATTCGATTGATGTCCTTCACTTAAGCAAAATGTAATTATATCATTAGAATAATCAATATCGTTGGTAATACAATAGTCAAACCTATACTCTCCTGGTTGTTTTGCCATTCCTCTAAGAAATTCAAATAAAGCTTGACCATGTTGTACTAAATCGTCTGGGTAAATTACTTGATATACTCTAAAATCCAATAGACATACCTCCAATGTATAAATTTGTCACAAATATATTATAACAAATTTACATATTAGAAAGTACTATTTTTCTGAAATAATAGATAAATCTTCAATATCAATCCAAGTTGCATATCCATCACTAAATTCAACTCTGACTTCTTTGCCATGTGGACCCAGTTTTGTTTGTAATACTGTTCCAATCTTTTCATATAAGTCTGGATTAAATCTAGAAATAACTTCTACTTTATCGCTAATACAAATTTCATTCATGCTAAATCACCTCATAAGTTATTTTTCTCATACAATAAAAACACTCCAATACAAGCTTTACCACTGCTTGTCCCTTGTTAAAGTATATTAGAGAGGTAAAATTTTATTCTTCTTCCAATTACTTAATTTTATTTATCTACAGTATAATTAAGTAATTGGAAGAAGAGCAAAAGCTCTCCTAGACCGTTTAGACTAATAATCTAGTAATTCTAATTACGAATTAAGAAATCAAGAACATTTTATTTGCATAAGGTTCGTAACATCTTATACAAACGAATTTCTTTCTAATGGTTGCCAATTGAACCGCTGAGGTGAAAAACAACGCTCATTCAATCATTTACCATAGAAACTGGTTTCGGCTTTCATATATAGGTGGCATTATGATGACAAATTTAATCATTTTTAAAAAAGCCCCTTCAATTCATACAGAAGAGACTTCCATTTACTTGTTGTGCAATTTTTTTATCCGCTCTACGCAAATTCTGCTGAACTGTAGACCTTGTAACACCTCTCATTTCAGCAATTTCTTCCTGCGTAAACATCCCCGCCTTATACATTACAAATATTTCCTTTTCTGTTTTAGTCAAGGTAGACAGAGCATCATCTAACTGTATCTTTTCCCAGGTTGTAATTGCATTCTCTTTTTGCTCTTTATCCCATTCATACTCTGTTTCCTTACTTCTTAAATATCGTTGTATTAACAATGGATTTACTTTTACTTCTCTTTGATAAGAAGCTCTCCTTTCGATCCCCCGTTTTAATCCAGGTTCTTTTCCTGTACGCATCCACTTTAGAGAGTCTTCAATATCACTTATCATTCCATTTATAATTTTCTTATCTCTTTCATTTTCTTGGGCATTTGCTTTTTCTTTTGCAACTAATAATTGATTCAACGTCTCTTTGTATTGTTTGATTAAGTCTATCATGCAGTTTGTCCTCCTTAGAATAAAAAAAGGACGCTGATTAGTTGTAAGAAATATTCTTTCTTACAGTTAATCAACGTCCTTGAATGTGGACTATTTTCTTTTTATTTTAAATACTTATTTCGGTATGTGAAATTATTCATTTTAATTCTCTCTTTTTCATTTGTATATGTAAGTTACCTGTGGTAACACTATATTTTTTTGCGATTTCAACATATGTTAGTCCCTGTTTACTAAGCGTTACTGCATTCTTACATATTTTATTCCATTCTTTAGTTGTTCTTGGTTTCTTCTGTTCAGTACCAATACGACCACCTAATAGAACCCCTAATTCATTAATTTTTATCCCCGCTTCGCACTCTGTCCAACAATGCGCTACATCCCTACTATATCTATAAGTACACCCTACGCAGTGTTGCTCTTGTAAATCTAAAATTTGAATACGAGCTTCTTTTTTATTCATATTACAGACCACTTCAACTTATCAACATAAAGTAGGTAATCTACTAACGCTCTATCACTCGGCTTTACTAAATAAGCTCTATCATCAAATACTGCTCGTGGAATTGATTTTCGTCCACCTAATTTTGCATCATGAATGTATTCTTTGATTACTTCAAATGGAACTAAGAAAACAGAATGCTCTATACTAAATTCAATTAAGAAGAAACATATTGCTCCGAGTTTTTCGGCTTGCTCTAAGTATTCAATTTGATGTGGTGATATATTCTTTAATGCGAAGCTTGTCTTATTCGTTGTTGCTTTTGCTTCAAATGCTATCATTCTACCTTTATATATTCCGTCATAATCAACAGTTGATTTCTTTTCAAAATAACCTTCTTTAATTCTTCCATCTTTAAATAATTTTGTAACAACTACAGGTGTTGCCCGTTTTGTAATTAATGCGATGTTTTTTCGTTTATACATCTCGTTTGAAAAATTAATCAAGGTTTCAAACGCAGCTCCATGATCTCTACTGTATGCCATTTTCATTAACCTCACTTTCTAATACAATAAGGATTTTATTCAATTTGTTTTTGCAGTTTTATATTCAAAAAAACTGGAAGACTTTTTATGTTTATTACAAGCGTATACATCTGTAGGAAGATGCTTCCTGCCTTGTGGATCTCTAGCGAATATAAATCCTTTGGTTGTTGCATCATTTTTGCATCCGACATAATTGCATTTCTCCACTTTTGTTTCCCTCCAAAATAAAAATTTTGTTATAAAACTTCTGTTAAAATACGAAACTCTTTATACATCTGATTTTCAATGGTAATTTCAATTGGTTTACCAACTAATTCAGAAACGGTATTTATTTTCGCATCTTGCAAAAATTTATTCGTCTCTTCTAGTACTCTTTGATACGCCTTATGTTTTTCATCATCCGATTCCCAATCGCAAAGTTCACTTATATTAATAAGATGTCTACCACCACAACTAACCCCGCTATTCCCATCAAAACGGAATTCGAGTTGCAGACCCATTAAGAATGGTCTGTCTCTCCATGTTCCAAATTCAGCTTTTTCAATCTTACCTAGAAATTTACCGTCCATTTTTAGCGCTCCTTTTCTATTCTAATAACTCTTTTGTATTAATATCTGGACCTCTATATTTCAAGAAGTCCAGATTGTATTATTTACTTAACTTGAACTAACGGATTAGCTTCACCACTCACTTGTGGTAACTTACCATCCCATTTTTCAATTTTTTTAATTTCCACAATTTCTGGAGTTAAAGATTTTTTAATAATCTCATTGGCCTCAGCTTTCCCTCTCGCTTCCTCAATAGCTTTCTCTGCATTGATTGTAGCTTGCTTTTTCTCAATCTCTGCTTTTTCAAGGTTTTGTTGAGCATCTACTACTCCTTGAATCGCTTTCGCTGTATTCGCATCTGGTTTAGGAGCTTCTAGCGTAACGGAATCTACTAAGAATCCAGTAGTGTCTACCATTTTTCTAAACTCTTTTTCTATCGCTCCGTTAATTTCCCCTTGATGTTGGAAGACCTCAAGAACTGAATAGTTAGAAAAGACGTTTAATGTAGCCTTCTTAAGTCGTGTCTGTAACCAACCGTTCTCAATCACATCTGGAGCTTGCCCCTTGAACTTGTTATAAATCTTAGGAAGTTTCTCTGCATCATTCATGTAATCATAAGATAGACTCACTGTTAATGGCTTACCATCTTTGGTTTGTACGCTAAATTTATCCACTTTAACCGTTTCTGTTGAAATAGGATAAGCTGTTACACGTTTAAATGGCGAAACTAAGTGCCATCCTTGTCCTAAAGTTTCCTTTTCAATTCCTGTACTTCTGTTATAAACAACACCTGCATGTCCCTGGTCAATCACCTTCACGCTCATTGCTGTTAAAATTCCACCTGTTAAAAGACTGAAACCTACTACTGCTGCACCTACGATTTTCTTTGTATTCATTTTATTTTTCCTCCTTGAACATGTTTTTAATTTTTAATACTAAGTTTCCAATACACTCAAAAACTCCTAATTTGCCTGCAACGACCCACGCCGCTGATATAAAAATCATTATTGCTATAAAACCAACAAATAGAGAATACATAGCGTTCCTCCTTATTTAATTAATATCCACTAGCAAGACGATTAAAGTTTTCTTGATTTTTTTCCTTATACGCTCTCACAACGTCATCCCATGTATAACCTGCAAATTCAATGATTTTATAGAATAAATCCATCATCATTATTAAAGGCCTTTTTGCACCAATAGAGTCCTTAAATTCGGCTTTTCCAATCAAATGATTTACATTCTTGTCCATATGGAAGAACGCTTTATTAAATCCGTTAATTTTCGTTTCTGTAATATAAATTGTTCGAAGAAGATTTTTAATTTTAAAGTCCATAGCAACCGACAACCAAAAGTGTAAAATATCAACCATTTCTTCTAAAAATGTATCGTTAGGTTGCTCAAATTTTTTGGACCACATTTTAAAAGAATTTGTTGCATTCCAGGCTTCATTCACTTCATTTTTTAGTGCATAAACCTTGTTGTACAGCATGTCATAGCGAGCATAATTTTCTTTATGCTTCGCTATGATATCCTTATCTAAAACCCTTTGCATTTGGAATAGTTCCGTTAAATCTATAAATCGATTTTCCATGTAATTTCTCTCCTACTCTTGAAATTTATTTATCTGAATGATTTCTTTTGTTAACCTTTTCTGCTGATCTAAAAGCAACCATAATTACCAATACACAGAATATTGAAACTACAAACCCCATGATTTAACCAGCCATATCCTCAGCAAAGAATAGAATCTCTAAATTTTCTATTGCAACCTCATACGTTTGATGTGAATTCATGATTTGTACAGTCGCTCTATCATCTATTACGTGTAAAACGCGAGATGCATACACATCATCAGTTACCACATCACCAGAACGATACTCATTCGGCCTCCGTCCCTTTTGAGCAAATACACGTCTTAAACTTTCTTTGTTGATCTCTTCTACTGTTGCATATCTACATTTATTTGTATGATTGTAGCCCCAATCACCATGTATCGCTCCTTCACATCCCCATGTTCCCCATAACTCTACTTTGTTGTTAAATGTATCTTTAATTACTCGTTTAACTTGTGTAATTACTTTGTTATCTTTCAATTCGCATACAACCCATTGACCAGCAATTACTTTCTTTTCATCAATTTGTAAATTCATTTCCTACCTCTCCTTAATTAAAGATTTATGAATTCAAACTAATTAGTTATATAAGTTAACTTCCTGCGCTGCATCATTTCTTCTCTTGATGGAATAACTAACTTTGACCAAGGTGAAGCTTCTTTTGCCTTCTTTCCACATTCTGATCGTGTTAACACTGGAGTTGTTATGGCTTCTTCTACAGTCCACTTCAAACGTTTAACTCTGTCACGTGCCGTACTATAACTAATACCATTTAATTCAGCTTGTTCCGCTTGTCCATCAGTTAACACTTTATTTTTACATTTTGAATTGGCTTGTTCCGCCAATTTTAATGCTTGATACTTATCTATAGGTGGCTTACTGATTGCATCAATCAATCTCCAACCTTTTTTTATTCTTGCTGTATAAGTTGAATGAGAGATACCATTTTTCAAAGCTATTTCTTTAATGTTTTTCCATCTATTTGCGTTATATCTTGATGGTTTTGTCATTGCAATTTCTTTGTCCCATCCCAAATTTCTAATCCTACGTGTCAGTAATTCATTACTAATTCCATTCTTTGCAGCCGCCTCATATTCTTCTGGAGTTATATAATAATCATATGGATTCCTCATGAGTATCTTCTCCTATTCAATTGTTAATTAAGTTCTTGAATTTCTTTTAACGATCTATTCGAAACTTCAATACTACGAATCTTAAAACTATAATTCTTACGATATTTTTCACGAATTTTTAACGCCGCTTCTTCTTTCGTTTCAGCTTCACAAAATTCTAATTTAAATCCTGATTCTGTAACAATATCCACC